CTGATATCTACCCTCCAGCCACTCAATGGCAGTATAATATATACCCTGCTACCTATGGAGGAGATATCTATGAAACAACCGGAGGAGGCGTGTGGTTTCTTGGAAACCAAGATAATTTATCTCAGCTAACTGGAAATACGGGGATAGCGGTTACAGATTCAAATCAAAATATAAATATTATCGGCGCTACTGGGCAAATAGATGTGACTGGATCAGGAAGCACCTTAACTATTTCTCTGACAGGAGGAAGCGCGGCTATCGATTCATTTGCTCCAGATACAGGAACTAATCCTGTTGTACCAACTGCTGGTGGGTTAGTTACTTTATCCGGTGGCACAAATATGCAAACAGTTGGTTCCTTAAATTCTGTAACTTTTAATGCCACAAATTTTCATACCTCAAGATATATCGTTTCAGCTGGAGGGGCTGCTGATGGTGCTAATTACACAACAATTTCATCGGCTTATGCTGCTGCACTATCTGCTGGAGCACCACAAACTGTATTTGTGCAACCTGGGACTTATACGGAAAATATCACTCTTAGCCCTGGGATAAATATAAGCGCCTATTCTTGCGATCCCTGGGGATCGGGAGTGTCGATCGTTGGTAAACTCAGTTATTCTTCAGATGGAACTGTATCTATTTCTGGAGTAAATCTACAAACAAATTCAGATTATTTCCTTGAAGTAACCGGATCAGTAGCTTCTAAAGTATTTTTATCACACTGCAATCTTTCAATGTCAAATAATGTAGGAATTCATTATACATCTTCTAGTGGATCTTCTGGAATATTTATTGATTGGTGTCGAGGTGATCTTGCAACCACAAATATTGCACTTTTTACGCAAACCTCATCTGGTCAATTGAAATTAAATTACACAATAATCACTAATACAGGAGGAAGTAGTACATCTAGTACAAATTCAGGAGCTGGAAATACTGGTCTTTTCTATTCATATTTGGCAAATCCTATAACAACATCTTCTACAGCTCTTTTTGGATCTCAATTTAGTGAGATGGATACGGTTGGACAGAATACCACTACATTAACTCTAAATGGATCAGGAGCAAATTTTATAGAATATTCTAAATTTGGATCAGGCTCTGCGTCTGCTATATCTGTAGGATCTGGAGTTACAGCAAACTTCAGTAATTGCGAAGTAAACTCTTCCAATGCAAATGCTATTACTGGATTAGGAACTGTAAATTTAGGAATAATTACTTTTATTGGGTCTTCTTCAACCATAAATACATCTACTGTAAATAAATTCACGACATACGGAGGAACAATAATTTAGTAAACAAACATGATTCTCCTGGGAGAGGCTTTCTGCTTAAGCTGAGAGAATATTCACCGCATCAAAGGATAGTATTGAAAAATATTTACTTTAAGTTTAAGTAGAAAATAGCGCATTTAGGGATTCGCTACCCCATCGGCGGTATGACGATTCGCCATCGTAGACAGTTAAAACATTTTAATCCGTTTACGAGGAACATCAATGTCAATCGGCTTTGTCAGTCCAGATCCACTCAACAACCTTACCAATACCTATCAGCGCCCCATTTTCATTTATGCAAATCGCGCTCCTACCACTAACGATATCCAACCTCCGGGCACTTTCTGGGAAGATGGTTCAGCGTCTCCTAAGCTTATTTATCAAACTCTCGGAGAAGGAACATGGGCAGCTACAAATTCTTCTAGCTCTGATTTGAATACTCTCACAGGAGATAGCGGAGGGGCCATTTCTCCAACCGCTAATAATATCAACGTCCTTGGCACAACAGACCAGATCATCACGACAGGATCTGGAAGTGACATCACTTGGAGTCTTGCCGATGCAACGGTATTCGTCACCTCCATAGAAACCCCTCTCATTATCGCCGGCAACTCTGGATCGATGAGCATCAAAATGGGGGATAATGCGGGGGTTGATGCCATTAATTTCATCGATTCAGACTCTGCAACGGTAGCCTCGGTAGACTCGAATGGAGGCATTGTAGGGGTAAACTTAGCCACCTCAGGAACTACCCAGACCATCGGAAGCTCCAATTCAGCCACAACAGTCGCAATCGGAAGCGGAACTGGAGGCAACACTATCGGACTTGGCACTGGAGTAAATACAGTCGCCCAGACAATCAACGTAGCTTCAGGAGCTTCAGCAGCGAACTCAACAGTCAATATCCTTAGTGGAAACGGAAGCGCCGGCACACAAACATGCAACGTGTTGACAGGAACTAGAGCAGGTGCTTTGAATCTGGCAACAGGGGCAGCAGCTCATGCGATCACAATGGGGTCATCTTCGGCGGGTGCTCTTGCAATTGCAAGCGGAACAAGTATTGGAATCACAGGAACTAACGCAGCAATCACGGTAGCATCAGGCACAGGAAACTTGAGCATATCTGACGATGTAGCAGCAACCACTTGCAAATTCGGAACTGGAGGGGCTGCAAAAACGGTCGTAGTAGGCAGCACAAACACTACTTCAGCAACAACTCTACAATCTGGATCAGGAGGCATTGCAATTACAGGTACGAATGGAGCTGTTGCAATCACTTCTGGTACAGGTGCTCTCAGCATTTCCAATGATGCCGCAGCAACTACGGTGAGTGTCGGAACAGGGGGAGCCGTAAAAACTTGCACGTTTGGATCAACGAACTCAACCTCTGCAACAACTCTACAATCTGGATCTGGAGCCCTCAATGTGACATCCACAAACGGAGCGTTAACGATCAATTCAGGGACAGGAGCTCTTGGCATTTCTACGAATGCGAACGCAACTACTCTATCGATCGGAACAGGTGGAGCGGCTAAAACTGTCACTTTGGGTAGCACAAATACAACCTCCACAACAACTATCCAATCAGGCACAGGTGGTATATCATTGAGTGCGGCTGGAGCTGTTTCTATGGCACCAGTGACAGGAAGCTCGGCTTCTTCACCTATAACTATAACTGGTAGGGTTGTACAAGCAACTTTCACAGGCTTTACTACCGCTTCTGGAGCATCACAGGTATTCGAGCTTACAGACAGCACTATAACAGGAACAACTCAGGCAATCCTAGTTAGCGCCGATAACCTTGGGTCAAATGATGCACAGATGACAATAACAAGAGTTCTGCAAGCAGCAAGCTCTTTGAAAGTCACCTTGAAAAACAACGGAGCCGCTGCGCTTAACGGAGACGTTCACATCACAGCATGGATTCTAAACTAAGAGGTTTTTATGGCTTATTATCAAATTGTTGCTATAGACACACTCAGATCCCTTGCTTATACATCAATTAGCGGAAGCTATGCTGCTGTAGGATCTGCTCTCACTCATCCAGTGAGAGCGATCTGCATCACCAACGCAACTAATGGCGATATGTTTTTCTCCGATGATGGCACTAACAACAAACTTTTTATTGCAGCGAATTCCTATAAGCTTTACGACCTCAATTCAAATAGAGATGGTGGGGTCAATGAGTGCTTTAAGTTCCCTATTGGAACTCAGTTTTATGTAAAGCAATCTTCAGCTCCAAGCTCTGGTACTGTGTTCATTGAATGTTTGTATGCAAAAGGGGAGTAATGGCTAAAGAGGAAGAGGTTTCATCTCTAAAAAAAGAGTTTGAAGAGAAAGTCTATTACCTTGGCAAGAGATTCGCAGAAGTAGAAGCGCAAATGCTACAGCGCTTTGAAGAGATACAAAAACGGAATCTTGTACAAGATGGATTTATTCAAACGTTTAATTTCTCCTTAAGCGAAGAGACAAAATTCAGGAATAAAGAGAGAAAAGAGATCCAAGAGTCCCAAAATCGCCTTGAAAAAACTCTAGATAGGCAAGCAAAGGAAGGATCTCAGCTAGATAAGCGGATCTCTAGTTCTGAAAATGCGACCTCTCTTATCTATTCTATATTAGCAGAGCACAAAAAAGAGATTGAGGAAGCGCTCAAAAATGCAAGGCTAGTCCCAGAGATCAAAGAGAAATTACAAAGTTTGGATGAATCAGGTCAAAAGCAGAGCTCATTCTTAAAAGATTCTATCAAGGACGGTCAATCAAAATTTGAATCTATATCGTCTTTGATTAAAAAAATAGAATACTCGATAGAGAATAACAGAAAAGATATCTCATTTTTGCAGGAAAAATGCAAACACACTTTAGATGCTATCGATAAATTCCGTTTTGTCTTTGATCGTTTTTCCTCTGAGTCTGTAGGAGAAATGCAGCTTCTAAAGCAATCGGTATCGGAGCTCATTAAGGATAGCATCAGTAAAGTCAAGATTCCATCTACGGACACATTTGCATCTAAGCAGTCCCTAGAAGAGATCAAATCTCTACTCGAATCTTTAAAGCTAGATTCACAGAATGCTTTTCTGAAAGCCAACAACTGCGAAATGCAGAACAACCTTTTTGAAAAGAAAATCCAAAACTTACAGCTCATTTTAAAGCAAAAAGAATTGGGCGAAAAACAATAGGAGAGTATTATCTCTCAGACTACTAAGTTAGAACAGCCCCTATCTCCAACTGTAGCGACAAGCTATGTGACTGATAGCGGGACAGCAGTACCAGCGCTAAACATTTTGAATGTCATAGGAGGAGTCGGTGTAGACACGTCGGGAAGCGGCAATACGATCACCATAGGTATCACAGGAGGTGGTCCTGTCACCTCAGTCACAGGTACGAGTCCAGTACAGGTTAATGGGGTTTCAGGATCTCCTCAATCGGGTGCGGTTACAGTTTCTGTCACAGACGCGGTGCCAGTTAAATTCAATGGAGATACAGGTTCAGCTACCCCAATATCGAATACTTTGGATCTTTTTGGGGATTCCTCCGTGGGTATCTCTTCTTCTGCATCTGGAGGTACAGTAACATACACTCTGGCTCAAAGTATTAAAACCAATGCATCCCCTCAATTTGTTGGTCTAAATCTCTCGGGACTCACCGCAAGTCAGGCGGTAGTGACCGATGGTTCAAAGAATTTAGCTTCTTTGCAATATACCTCTTTAAATGTCGCCTCTACGATTGTCTCCAGAGACTCGAATGGAAATGCCTACTTTAATAATGTGGGATCTGCGACAGCTTCCTTTTCTGCGGGCACTATTCCATTGACGGTAGCGACTCCTCGTTACGTCATTTTGACCGCATCTGCCACGGGAGTGACTCTGCCAGATGCCACTACACTACAAACTGGCACCCAATTCCAGATAAACAACAATACCTCTTCAACGGCTGTTGTGAATAAAAATGGGGGGACTCTCCTCACTAATCTCAATGCAGGTGCTTTCATTTTTGTGTACCTTACAAACAATTCCACTTCGGCAGGGACTTGGGACTATCATTTCTTAATTCCATCCAATGCCGCCTGGGGCACCGCGAGCCTTACAGTCCCATCTACTACTCTGATTTCAGCGGGACAGTACAATCTCACAGGTACATCTAGCGGGACTATTTCGATCTTGCCCCAAGCAGCGGCTGGCACATTCAATTTCAACCTGCCTATCACTGCTGGATCTTCGGGCCAGTTCTTAACATCTGGTGGTGGTGGATCTGCTCCTATGACATGGACATCCGCATCCAGCGTTGCAGTGACGAGTATCACAGCGACAGCCCCCCTTACAGCAAATGGAGCTAGTGGATCTGCTCAGGTAGGAGCCGTGACAATGGCTTTGACCACTCCGCTCGCCTTAAATTTTGGGGGCACAAATGCCAACCTCACCGCTAGCAATGGAGGAATCTTTTATTCTACAGCTACAGCGGGGGCGATTCTATCAGGTACGGCCACAGCGAATCAAGTTCTACTTTCTGGATCGAGCGCAGCCCCCGCTTGGTCTACAGCGACCTATCCAGCTACAACTACAATCAATCAGCTGCTCTATAGCTCTTCCAATAACGTGATCGGCGGCATCACAGCTTCAGCCAATGGCGTTTTGATCTCAAGCGCAACGAACGTTCCCTCTTGGCTTGCTGCTGGCACAACAGGGCAGGTCTTGATAGCCACGACCTCTAATCCCCCATCCTGGGGCACTTTAAGCAGCATTTCGGTCACTTCGTTGATGGGAACTGCGAATCAAGTTTTGGTGAATGCAACTTCTGGAAGTGCTCAAACAGGACCGCTTACAGTCGCCTTCCCGGCAACGGGTGGAATATCGATTGGATCTTATCAATCGACCGTGCCGCCGAGTGGAGGCCTTATCGCCCCAGGGCAAGTTTCTTTTGGGGCTTCTTCTATTTCAGCTACGACCTATTTTCAGGTAGCTCCAACGACCTCTAACAATCTTGGATTCTATTTGACCGGAGCTGTTAGAGGAGCAGCCACAGCAACACGCGCGATGTTGATTGACGTTCAAGTGAGCCAATCTTCTGGGTCTAGCGATTGTGCCATGATTGAGGTTTTCCCCAATCCGGCCTCAGGAGCAGGAACAACCGCAAATTATCGCTCCTTCTATTCCACGGTTGGCAGCGGATCAACCAACGCGACGAATGCCTACGGATTCTATGCCGATGTCCCCACGGTTGGCAGCTCAAAAAACGTAGCGGCTTATTTTGGTAACTGCTCGATTGGTTATACAGCGACCAATCCTCCTTCAAGTGGATTAATTGTCAGCGGCAACGTTGGATTCGGCACTTCAAACCCGGGGGGTGGGCTAGATTTGCAAGGAACCATTACTTCGGGATCTGTAGGAGCTATTGTTTACGGTGCTTTATTAAGAGAAAATTTCTCATTCACAACTGGAGCCACAGGTTGCTTTCCTACAGGACTTTTTGTCGATTGTCCCGTTACGATGACGGGGACAGCAACCGTAACTGATGCTGTTAGCATTTATGGAGGAGCACCCACAAAATCTGGAGGCTCTATCGTACATGCATATTCAGGTGTTTTTAAAGACCCAGGAAGCGTAGCGTCGAGCAGTAATATTGCCTTGTATACCGAGAATCTTTCTGTTGGATATGTAGTAACACCTCCTTCAAATGGATTGATTGTCAGTGGGAACGTAGGGATTGGTACATCAAGCGTTGGATTTCTTTTAGACGTACAGTCCGCTTCAAATGGCACTTTAGTCCAATTTTTAACAACAAATGCCACGCCTGGAATGCTTATAAGAACCGCTTCTGATCCAGGAAGGGCCATAACTAGTGGAGAACGACTAGGTGGCTATCAAATGGCTGGAACTAAAGATAATGCCCATACTTTTCAAAACAGCGCCACAATCGCAGCTTTTGCATCGGAAAATTGGAATTCAACATCTGCTGGAACCTATTTAACCATTGAGACGACGGCTAATACTACAACATCTCGCACAGCAAAAGTTTATGTACAAGGAAGCGGAAACGTTGGGATAGGTTCTTCTGGAGATGTAAACAAGCTTGATGTGAGCGGAGCTGTTGCGATTGGTAGCGGTTTTGTAGCTTCTTTGGCCCCAACAAATGGGGCGATCATTCAAGGGTCAGTTGGTATTGGAACATCAACACCAAGCTCTAACACTAAGGTTCAGTCCGTATCGACTAACTCCTATAACATGTTCCTTACTGGAACCCAAGCAAGCGTTGATGGGTCTTCAGTGCAAGCCTCAATTCTCATCCAAAGCATCCTTCAGCCAACAAGTGGAGCAACTCTGGTAGCTGGTGTATATTCATCTCCTAACCTTGCGGCTGCTTCAGGACAAACCATTAGTTTCGCTTGCGGAGAATACATAAACCCTACTGTTGCATCTAGCATTGGAACTATTACCTCTTACTTGGGTCTCTATCTAGGTCTTGGAGATAATACAACCACAGGAACTGTATCAAATGCCTACAATCTGTATGTTTCACAGCCTTTTGCAGGGAGTTCAGGAAATTATTACGCTGCGAGCATCCAAGGCGGCCTAGTTCTTCATTGGGTTTCAACTGCAACAGATTACACAGCAAAAAAATCAGACACTTTCATAGCGGTTACGAATACCTCTGCAGGTAGGACAATCACACTTCCTTCTTCTGTGCCAGATGCAGGATGGGTATGCACGATTAAGGACGAAAGCGGCGGCGCAGCTACTCATAATATCGTTATATCAGGCAACGGACACAATATCGATGGGGGAGCGAGCGGAACCATAGTAGCAAACTATGGAGTTGCTAGAATTTATTCAAACGGAACTCAATATTACTCATGGTGAAATAATGGCTCAACAAGTCTCTGGATTCACAACAAATTATACAGATCCACAAAGCGGATTAAATATTCCTGAAGCATGGATTCAAATCAACACAATCCAATATAGACCCTATGACCATACCTTGATAGCGGTAGACATCTACGAAAATCTTGCATCAAAAGAATCAGGCATGGCACCGATCTTTCAAAATATTCAAATGAAGATCAGTTATGGTTCTTCGGATTGGGATAGTTACTTTGACCCTGATGCAATGGATATCGCTGGACATAATATTCAAAAACAATGTATTGGTTGGCTTGAAGTCAATATTACAACAGCAAGAAGGTAGAATGCAGAAAATTATTCTCACTCCCGAGGTGATCGAGACGATTAATTTTTTTCTTAAAACTGCGGAAAGCTACTTTGGATGCGCAAACGCTTTCCAAACTTATTACCCTCATGCAGAGAGGCTCAAGAAAAACATATTTGAAGAAACGGAAACAAACAATGCACAAGAAAAATCTCAAGAAAGAGATGTCTAGCCATATCAAAGAAGAAAAAGCAGACATCAAGAAGGGCAAAAAACTCCTCAAAGAAGACATGTCCATGAACAAAAAGATCAAAAAAGGCAAATGCTAAATCTTTGTCCAGCGTTCCTAATGGCCGCTATGGTTATAGCGGCTGTTTGCTTTCTGGTCTGGAGCACTCCTAAACTGTGATTTTCCAATATTCACTAGAAGGTTTGCGATAGATTTCCAAGTTGATATTCTTCAGCTCTGGGATCGCTTTGTAATCGATATTTCCAGACCGAAAGATCTTCTGTATCTTCACCCCATTCACAGACATCCTAGGGCTTTTGACCTTCTTTAGGATTTCTTGCTTAATCTCATCCATCTCTCTTTGACACTCTTTAATCCGAGCATCTAAGAATTTGTATTTTGTTGCTTTCTCTAAGGCTTCAGAATCGTACAACTCAACCCAGTCCCTGTCACTGGGCTCTGGAGACTGAAAATTGATTAAAGAGGAAAAGAAAGCCATTTCTTGAGAAATCAAGGTTTTGATGAACTTTTCATCCCTAGAGACAGGGATAGCTACGCCCTCCCCATCAAAAAAGGGAACGAAAAAGGCTTTATATAATCCAGTCACAAAGAACTGGTGCTGCATCTGGGCATAGTAGTGTGGCGGAATTTCCGAACATAGGTTGTAGAAATTCTCAGCGCTTATAGGACACTTGATCTCGATGAAGGTATCGCCATCGATGCCATCTAAAGAGGCCATACAGTTTGAATGGATACTGCTCTCACATACGATCGGCTGAAAAGAAGCCTTGAGAGAGTGAGATACCCACTCTCTTGCGATAGGCTCCATTTTTTTGCCATGCTCCATCGCCTTATTTGATAGGGTCTTCTCTCCCCTGATCCTATTTTCCCAATACTGTAGCCGACTGATCCAAGGATCGATGTCTAAGATCTTAGGGGCATCGGATGCCCCTATTTTCCCTTGTCTATAGGAGAGCCATTCGGGAGATCCCTGCTCTACCTTGATTTCAATAAATGGTTTCTGCATACTCTTTTTTCCTTCTAAAGGGTCGCCAATTAAATCGTCTTCTGATCTTTTTGCTGGTTGATCTCGATGATTTTGTTGGCGATGTTTGTTCTCATGATCTCCACCTGATATTGAGTCATTCTAGAAAAACTTTCAATTTGTAGCCTCTCGAGAGCTCTTTTTTTGTATCCTGGATCAGCAGGGGTAATCATTGCTTCGATTGCATTCTCGATCTCTAAAACATCTTTTAGGAGAGCAAGAGGTTGGAGAGGCGCTGCCTTTTGGACTGGCTCATCAGGAGTTGAGTGGAATGTCTTTTCAATCTTGTTATTGAAGGCATCTGGATCATCCTTATCGGTAGGAACAGAGAAGAACTTATACAAGAAATAGCGATTGGCATAGGTCAAAAGCCCTCCTACGGTTTCGATCCCCTGCTCGATATCTTGCATAATCATTTTTTTTGTGATCGTCTGGTCCGGCTGGTCTCCATTGGTCCAGGTAAAGCTAAATGTTGCCTTAAGTCCATCCACTTTGCAGAGAGCTTTATTCTGTATCACCATACAAACGACAGGCTCCAAAGCATCCATGTTCACCTCTAAAAACAGATTGAGCTCATCCATCTTTGATCGGATGGCACCTAGAATCTGAGGCTCTGTTGCATATTGGAAATTATAACCGTTACCACTCTTTTGAACGTATTTCACTTCCTTGCGAACTTGAACTAATTTTTGATAGATATTCAGATTTTTTTCCTGCATAATACCACCGGTTGTTTGTTAAAAATATAGAGAACATGATACCATGATTCATGATTTAAGGCTACAAGATTTAGAGGACATTGGAATGAAAGCCGACAAGGAACAAATATTTAACTACATTATGGAGCAAAACAAGACTCTCATCAACTGTCCGATAGGGTGTCTAAGAGACTGGCTTAACAAATGCAGGCTTTCTGTGACAGACTTTTGTTTGATATTGGGCGTGAGTAGATCCTTTATGCATAGACTCATGTCGGGGACTCGTAAACCGTCTATCCAAATGATGGATCATATCAGGGCAATTACCAATGGAAAGATTAGGGATGAAGAGGATTTAAGAGACACTTTTTAGAGTGCAAATTTAATTTTACATTGGTTATAGCAGAAATAGTGTGAGGTGATATGTCCACTATTTCTGCTTCTTCTTTAAGAAATCAAGATAGAATTAAAGCATCCAATGACCGCTGGCTCAAAAGGAAGACAAGAAAGCCTAAGAGTCGAAAGAAAATGCGATTTGCTCAAAACTACGATTATTGTTCTCTTTCTGAGATCTCGGATAATTTCAAGTAAAAACCCCTGGAGAGATCCCCAGGGGAAAAAAAAAGAAGGCTTACTTTGTAGAGGATCTAGATGGTTGGAAGATGGGTACTTCGACTGCTGCAAGAAAAGGAGGAATCACCGGATGGCCGATCCCTTTTTTTCTTAGCTTCTCTATCTCTTCTTTAGAGTGAATCGATGTTTTCCCCTCTGTCTCCCAATGAGGAACAACATATTTCAATATGGGCTGATTTTTTGTAAACCACTTCTTGTCTATCACCTTGAGAACTTCATCGGGATAATATTTTTTGAATCTCTTGATCTTAGTGGAGCTCTTATTATCCATATAGCCCTTCACTTCGATCCAATACCCTTCTCTCATGTGGCTCGTGGCTACGAAAAAATCGGGAGTATAGTTCGTCACACCTCTTTTAATGCCTTCAAAATAGAAGATCCTAGGCTCATGCTGCCAGAAGACGATCTCCCCTTTTTCCTGAAGCCATTGTAGGTAGTGGGCAATATTAGCCTCCCAAAGAGATCGGGCATAGATGATCTGTCTTTGATCCCCTATGATTCTGAATCCTCGATGAGGCGATGACGCACGCATATCTTCTTCGTCATAGCACCGAAAGAGTTCTTCGTAAAGAACTAGTTTAACTTCACTGAGTTGCATAGAGGCACTCTATCTCAGAAAAAAATTTCTTTCAAACAAAAGGACAAAATTCGTATATTCCTCTGCCAAAAAAAGGAGGAATCGATGTTATCCAAGATATCCAGTTATATGCCGAGTTTTTTCCCACTGAAATTGGCATCTCCTAAGCAGATGCTATCCAATCTACAAAGATGTGCACTACCAGCGATAGCTCTTGTTGCCATGAGCTATGCAAAGTTAGATGTGTATGCAGGTCCTGGAGCATATGCAGCATGTCTTGCTGGTTGTATGGCTATCTGTGTAGGGGCTACGATGGGTGGATTTGCTCCGGCATGTGGGGCGGCATGTGCGCAATATTGCGCCCCTTCTCTAATTGCACCTACTCCTTAAAAACATAAATGTTTTCCTCCGCCTTTATCCTGAGAATAGGCGGGGGTTTAACTTACATACTTATTCAGAAGCATTTCCAAAAGATTGATTTTCTCTTGCTGTTTTTCTTTCTGCTTCTCTGTCTTTAGTTTGGACATCTTATCCAAAAGTTCATCTCTTAGCTCCTGATAGAGCTCCTCATGCGATTGACTTAGATCATTCTTCTTTTGCATGTGCTTTTGGTAGATGAGCGCTGTTTCTGGCATCTGATACTTTTTATCTTCTCTCATGATAACTCCAAAAAACTTTAAGTTACTCATCTTGACAAAATAATGCAACCATACTTAGTGTGACATTAATGAGGTACAACATGCTAAAATGGTTCATTCCTGTTGTTTTTGCTTCCCAAATCGTAGCGGCTGATTCTATGCTTGACCTCCGAGTAGCGGTCGACCCTTATGATGCTAAGAACCGTTCCCACATAGATGTTGTATCTCAGACTTTTTACGAAACTTCGCATGGATGGCTTCTAATAAACCCAGAGATCGCCTTCTATCTGAACCGAAGTGTTGACTTTGGATGCTCCTTTGGCTACAGATGGAAAACCAAATATGGTGCGATGGGTCATCATGTATTTTTCGACCGAGCACAAATGCCAAAGATCTCCATCAATCAGATCGGAGCGAGCTTAGACTGGATAACACCTGCCTTTGATCTAAGAACGAGCTATTACCACCCCATCACTCCTCCTATCTTATATAAGAATGCCTTTATTCGTCCCTGCAAATGGGCAGAAGTAGAGCTTCTGATCAAGAATAGATATTGCAACATTGGAGTAAGCCCTAATGTCAATATCGAATCTCTTGTTTATGGAGTGTCTGGCAAGGTCGTCTTCCCCTTCGAATATTTTAGCTTAGGTGTAGGAGCAGCTGTCGATCAAACAGGATCGAAACAAGGATTTCTAATTACCTCTTTCCACTTGTACAAGAACAAAGGATCTTCTGTCGGCGGTCAGCCCGCTGTTCACAACAGAAGACCCCGCCTTCACTTTGCCCCTATCAAGCCTAAAAAACCACCAAAACAAGATCCTGTCCAAGAAGAGCCGAAAGATCCTATCGAAGAGGACATGATCACGCCTGAAGAGATCCGAACTCAGCTTGAAAAGTGCCGACCTACTGAATGCGATGACTATGAGTGGATCAAACTGGTCAATGAATACTGCGAAAGACAAAAGCTGAAGACAGACCCAATTGCCCTAGAAGATCTCCCTTTTGATATTCGAAACCATCCCTATTACGAAGAGATCCATCGCAGATATCAAGAGAGAAAAGCCGAACTTGTGGAAAAGGCTAGAATCGCCGCTGAAGAGGCAAAGGTTAAAGAGCCAGAGCTAGCCCCTCAAGAAGAAGGTGGCATTTTCAATTGGATTCTTAGCTGGTTTTAGTCGCACTGTAAAACTGGTCGTAGATGATCTCTTCGATCTGAACCGAGATGATCTCTGCCTCTGCCTGTAATTCGTTGATGCGCTTAAAGAGCCCTTGCGTGTTGCGGTGGATCTTGTCTAGCTTTCTTTTGGATTCCCAAAGGACCGCTTCTATTTGAATTTCGTCTTTCCACATTTCAAGCTGAGCCGCCGCCATGATCTCCTCCTTTTGAGAGGGAAAGATCGTATCGAGAATAGCAATTTAGAATCAAGCATGGATAGAAAAACTGGATTTTTACTCTGCTTTTGAGATAGCCTAGAAAAAGAAAGAGTCCCCCTACCGACCAAGTTTGGAGACTCTGTTCACTGTAAGAACTTAAGAACGTCTAAGATTCTACAAAAGGCGGCAAAAAGATGCAAGCCTTAAGGTGAACAGAGGTGGGGGACTCCTAAGATTTATAAGGAGACTCACTTGCACCAAGATCCAAAAAAACCAAAACCCAGGTTCACAGGTATATTTATCCCAGTAGAGATACTGGAATATGAAGATCTTTCTTTAACGGAAAAACTGCTCTTATCTTGGATTGACGCTCTCTATGACGAAGAAAAGGGAGGCTGTTTTGCTTCCAACGAATACTTAGCAGATAGAATGGGCATCAAGCCAAACACCATATCTAAATCTTTAGTAAAACTTAGGAAACTCAACCTGATCGAAGACATTTCCTTTGATGGAAGGGAACGAGTTATCCGAGCTCTTATAGGAAAATTCGTCGATAAAAATCAGCATTCTCCCAAAAAATCCAAGTCCGACTTGGATAAAAATCCATCGCGTGTTGGAAAAAAATCCAACCCTGAAATGGAGAAAAATCCATCCACACCTATATATGAGAGAAAAGAAGAGAGAAAAGATATAAAACCCCCTACCCCCTTAAAGGGGGATATCCCCGAAACGGGGTCCCCGCCCGTTGGGCCCCTCAAGTTTGGTAAATTCGTTTCCCTTTCGAAAGAAGAGTTTCAAGAGCTTCAAAAATTCTGCGGAGGAACAGATCCTCTTTCTGAGATCATCCAGGAGATCAACGACTACCTTTCATCGACGGGAAAAAAGCCCTACAAAGATTACGCTGCCACAATACGAAATTGGTTTCGAAGAAGAAAAGCCTCGTCTCCAGTAAACTCCTTTGCGAATAAACCGAAGGAGAACCCAGCTAATGCTAATCCCGTTTCCAAAGACATGCCAAGGAGAGCGAATGAGCACGTATTCTGATCAATCCGTTGCCGGATTAACGATGAGCGAAAAAGGTTTTTTTGATCACTGTGTTCCTAAAAAATACCAAGATGCCGTTCTTGATTCATTAGATAAACAGCCAATAGGTTTGATTGAATTTGGGAGGCAATGGGCTAAGAATCCTACCAGCTTATACTTGCATGGGAACACTGGATCGGGGAAAACAAGATTTACTTTCGCTATCATAAGGCAAGCTTTTCGATCTTGGAATAAACATTTTTGGCCTAGATATTATACGGCTCCTCAGTTAGACAGCATTCTCCATGAAGCTATAATCAACACGGGAGATAAATACGTAATTGATAATTTAAAAAAAGAAGATATGCTTTTTATAGATGATTTTGGACGAGAAAATAAAACAGATAGAATTAAAAGACAGTATTTTGAAATATTCAATTATAGGTACTCGAATGAACTTCCAACAATTATCACTTCAAACTTTGATGTGGAATGGGTGAATAGAGAAGTTAGCGATGTAATCGCTTCTAGAATTCAAGAGTGGGATATTATTCGTTTTACTGGGCCAGATTTAAGAAAAAAAGAAATAGTTTTCAAAGATGAGAATTCATTCACAAATGTAGGGTAATATGGAAATACTTAACTACCAAGACCAGCCTCAAGGCTCATACGCCATAGCAACCTTCGACATCTACTTCGGCCCGGCCTGGGGGATGACTCTGAAGAATTGGAAGCTGTGCCGATCCAAGAATGGGCATCTCTTCGTTCAAGGGCCTTCCTACAAAAAGGGAGAGTTCGAAGGAAAGCCTCAGTTTGCGCAGCTCATTGAGTTCAACCAAGAGAAGGGAAAAGAGTTTACCACCAAGGTACTCGAGCTCCTAAAGCCGTCCTGTAGAGCGTGAGGATACCGGGTCGTCCGGATCACTCTGTGAGCGATAGGCTTTGGGAAAAGGCCCTAGAATCGGCTATCGTACACAAGGACCTATCTTACCTCGTCTCGGCCATGACGCTTTCAAATAAGGCCGATTCTGAGTGTTTAAAGTGGGATGCAGACGATAGGCAGAGAAAGATAGATGCGATAGTGGTTGATTGGGAAGATCCGATCAACAAAAAAGTAGAGAAGGTAAGGCTTGATACTTTGTCTGATTTAAAATTATTTCAATTAAATAACTAATCATTTAAATGTAAAGAAAATGCAAAGTTTATTTATGAGTATACATTCTTACGAGGCCGTTAAGCCGAAATTGTTTTGGCAATGCCCAATGCAACATACTTTTGCTATTGAATTTTTTAACGAGTATGTCTACTGTCCGGATTGCTGCGTAGTATTCAAAAGAGAGGTATGGGAGTGATCGAAGTAAAAGTAACTGTTAAAGGCGAAGATCAAACGCTCACACAAGACTTCCTTGTGCACGAAGAGGGGCTCGTGCTTTCTCATGCCTGCGAGGAGCTCAAACGCATGGTCGATGACACACTGTCTAAGTTCAAGGGCCTAGCTGAAGATATCGTCGTCAAATTCAAATACACTTGGTGAGATTGGCTAGAACAGGAAGACCTAGAATAGCTGTGCGCCCTCTCTCTGATGGACCGCCAAAAAGAGAGATCATCCTAGACCAAGTTCTAGAGATGATAGAAATTCAATGTACGTGTGAAGAGATAGCAGGTGTATTCCGCGTTTCAGAAGATGCTCTAGTCGATGCTCTTAAGCGTCATTTCGGGATGAATTTTGCGGAGCTCTATAAAAGAGTCGGAGGAGCAGGAAAAGTTTCTCTCCGTCGCTATCAGTTTCACCAAGCCAAGAAGAACGCATCGATGGCCATCTGGCTCGGCAAGCAATGGCTCGGTCAGAAAGACGGAGAAGAAAAGAAAGAAGAGCATCCGAACGATTCGAAGCTCGACGAGCTCATCAAAGCAGTCAAAGAGAAAGGCTAGCGTAGCTCAGTGGTAGAGCAGTGGTTTTGTAAACCATAGGTCGGGGGTTCAATCCCCTCCGCTAGCAAGCAATGGAGGTTAAAATGCAGTGTGAGTGTTGCGATTCAAAAAAGGCATATCACAGGTATTCTTTTGAGAAAGATTTGTGCTTTCCATGCTATGTAGAATACGTGCAAATCATTTTTGGTTGTCCTTCTGTAGAAGCAGATATCGATATGTCAGAATTCGAGGAAGATGCCTCTAAGCCCTAAGCAAGAGCTCACTATCAGGGAATGCACTGCACCCTACAATTTCTGGGTAGGAGCGGTTTCTTCTGGAAAGACGTTCTCCTCTGTCCTCGCTCTTAGAGACAAGCTCAGAACAGGCCCTAAAGGCGATGTCATGATATTGGGGGTGTCTAGGCCAACCATCCAGCGTAACGTTTTGAATGAACTCTATTCTCTGTTAGGATCGACGGCTCCTTCTACAAAAACAACAGAAACCAAGCTTTATGGAAGAAACGTTTATTTCGTTGGTGCTCATGACGAGTCTGCTGTTAGAGTTATCCAAGGGGCAACCTTGGCATTCGCTTACGTCGACGAGGCTACTTGTATTCCTTATCCTGTATTCAAAATGCTCGAGTCTCGCTTACGGGTTCCTGGCGCACAGCTACTAGCCACGTGCAACCCTGAGGGTCCAGCGCATTGGCTTAAGAAAGAATTTATTGATAGAGCCAAAGAGCTCGGATACAAATACTGGAATTTCCGATTAGATGACAACCCAACTCTAGATGAAGCCTATAAATCTCGTATCAAGTCGAGCTACTCAGGGATGTGGTACAATCGCTATATCCTGGGAGAATGGGCGGCAGCTCACGGACTTATCTATGATCAGTTCGACCATTTGAACATCTACGAAAATGCAACACATAATCCCAGCTATTTTGTAATAGGGATTGACTACGGGACGACTAATGCTACGGCGGCTGTGCTAGGAGCTATCTCCCCTACTCATTGGCCTCAGATCCGAATCGATGAAGAGTATTACTATGACTCATCGAAAGAGGGGCGCTCGAAAACAGATGCCGAATATGCCGATGATATCAAAAAGTTCTGCGGCTATAGAAATGTCAAAGCTATTTATGTTGATCCGGCTGCAGCTTCGTTTAAGATCGCTTTGCAAAGGCTTGATTTGCCAGTGGTTGACGCAAACAACGATGTGCTCTTAGGTATCAGGCATACCTCAAAGTTTATCTCTCAAAAGAACCTCGTGATACATAAAAGCTGCACGACTCTCATTGAACATCTGCAAAGCTATAGCTGGGACCCGAAAGCAGCTGATCGGGGCGAAGACAAGCCATTGAAGAAGCAAGACCATATTTGCGACGCTCTACGCTATATGTGCGCTTCCGCCTTCCCAAGAGGGGAATTCTATTGTCCCGATGAGCATTTAAGCATCGATGAGATTAGGAGACAGGTTTTTGGCGACAATAGAGATCTGTTAAGAGACCAATATGGGGGTATATAGATGAGCGATATTTCGGGAGAAAAAATAGAATACATTAAAGATGTGGCTCTTAAAATTCTAGATAGCCTTGAAGAACAGGGCGTAGCATTTGTGGAATCTCAAGCGATCCTGTCAGCAGCTCTTAGTATCAATGCTTTTCGAGAAGGGATAACACTGCACGGATATTGCCTCGCTATGATGTCCATGGCACAAAGCTATTCTGCTATCGTAAAAAGCGATTGAAGATAAAACGAAGATCATCTAAAAAGAAAAGCGTCTACTTCACAAGACACCTCTTGAATCTGTCCCCCTCGCACAGGGCCAGGGGGACTTTTTAATCACTCAATTCCCCGATTGTCACTAACTGAGATGCTGTTTCGTGTATGCGAATGGCGTGCTCTTTGGTGGGCGACTGCACTTTCAGCAAGACTTTTTTGTTCAGAATGATAGCAGTCTCAAAGACCTTGGACATGCAGAGATAATAGGTCACGACCTTCTTGTCACCGTCGGTGTAGCTGATCTCCCAGTCTTCTAGAATGCTGTGTCCTTTTGGGTAAACAAACCCATGCTCGGGGATAATGCGGTTAGTCATGTGGAGGCTGAGGTAAAGGCATCCAATGTGTGATTCCATAATACAGTCTAATTATTCCATCTTCGGTCGTATCAGAGAACCAGTGAGGGCGTAAAGAATATCCTGGAAGTTCTGTTGCCATCATCCTAAAGTTGCATTCTAAAACAAAATCATCGTTATTGTTTATTTTTGCTTTTACTTTGATCGAAGGTTCATACTTGTCAGTAGGTAGATGGGTTTTAACGTTGATCCATTCGCTCACTTACACTTCTCCTTTTTCTGTTTCAGTTTTCGTGCATATGAGATTAATTATCCACTGAGGATTTGTAATCACGGTTATATAGCATTTTTTTGATGGGTCTTTCGGCCGATGTTTTTCTACACAACTCCAGTGCATAAATCCTGTTTTGCATGTTGAACAATCTCCGAACGCCTGTTTATCAAGGTCAAGATCGCAATCACACACTTCACATTTCATGTCGGCACGGTGGTGGTCAATTTTCTGTACCCGAATTCATTTTGATTACCCTGAATTTTTCACCCTTTCGAGGCCCTTCTTTAGCAAATCTGACAAATTCCTTGTCATTGAGCTCTAATCGCGAGATTAGGTTTAGTTGCTCATCAATTGGAAGGCTATTATAAACCTTGAGGCGATGCATATCCAAGATGACGTTTGCAAGTGCTCGAGCTATTTCTTTCGGATCACTCTCTAAGAAATGGGTAGTCAGTGAGTCTAATATTTCTTTATTTGTTTTTGTCATTGTACCTCGATCCAATCTGTTGCTTCGAAATCAAACATGGTAAATTTATAAGGATTACTTTTTAATCCGCATTCAAATATTCTACAATTTTCGTGAAATTCGTTTTCGAGCTCAATCCACAGCCTTGGCTCGCCAATCCAACCTTTCCGCCTAAACTTCTTCCCCTGCTTAAGCCCCTCAACCACCTGGGCGAAGGTCAGCTGTTGTTTCGGTTCTTGGTATAGCTCCCATTCTTGTGAAGCAAGAACAAATAAATCAACTATTGACGTCCACAATTGACCCGTTTGCTTAAATGACCAATATGCAGTTGTGGGCCATTCTTTAATACGAACACTTTTCCCCTCTTCTAAAGCCTTTAATGCTTCCCAAAAGCGCATTACTTCACCTCCAGTACCGTCAATCCCAACTCCCTGTACATCTCAGCATCTTCGCCGGATCTCTCCAAAACGAATAGCACGTCGTATTTGTCTTTGATCTCTCTCTCGTAGATTTCGCGTTTGACTTCATGGGGATGGCGCTTGTCTTGAATATTTGTATCCTGTTCGGCCCATTTAACATAATCAGGCCGCATGGAAAGCCTTGTCCCTTTGTAATCAAACGAAAAACCCTCATAAAGCCATTCTTCGGTTTTTTTACGATGCTTTTCTGGGCGATCCGTGACAAATAAAAGACACAAATCTTCCCAACCCAAACATCCCCTTAGGATTGTGTTGCACCATAGATTTAACTCATCTTTATCGCCATCGGCGTGATAGGCTTCGTAGTCGGGCTCGAAAGGTCTAGGTAATGGGGGGTAAATATGATTTATTCTGCAATATTCTTGATTAATAAAATGCCTCCTATGGCTATCGTTCGATAGCACTCCGTCGATCTCGAGAATTATGGCTTTAGGCTTGGGCATTTTTGTTTAATCTCACATGTTTGCAGTCAAATTTATGCACTTCTCCATAAGGCACTCCGCATCCAGAGCAATCAGGAATAATTTCTAATTTAACAACTATAGTTTTGCCATCGATTTGATTTTCTATTATTCTGACAGTTCCTTGATCGGATATAAATCTAAAAATAGGAAAAGATCTTTCACATAATCTGTCTAATCGTTTTTCCCAATTAGTTCTCTCCATATGTTTAAATTCTCCGAAAAATTCGACATATTTTGGCGATATATTTATCTTTAATACACATCAACTTCTCACAAATTTAAACCACAGAGTAGAGAAAAAGTAACTTACTGAGGTTAACTTCAAATTGTATTCAGCAATTGGATAATCGGAAAGAATCCCAGACAATCCAAACAGAAGGCAAAGATAGAATAAGAGATCAATCAGTATTACTAGAATTATTTTGTCTTTTTCTCCGGGTTTCTGAGGTAATTGTAGAGCGTATGGTAGCTCACCCCATAGTCTTTCGCAATCCTGGAAATGGTGATCCCAAGCGCTCTCTTTTGTGCGGCATCGGCAACCTGTTGTGAGGTCAACTTGGGCACACCGCCTCGGTAAGCTCCCTTCTCTTTGGCTATCTTAATGCCTTCCATCTGTCTTTCTTTTGTTAATGTCCTCTCAAATTCGGCAAAAGAACCCATCATATTTAGAGTGAAATTTGAAATTGCTGATGGATTATTTTTATCAAAAATCAAACCCTCTTTAATAAAAGATATAGTAACATCTTTTTCCAAAAGAATGTCAATTATTTTGTGTAAGTCTCTGAGATTTCTAGCAATCCTATCTATTGAATGACAAAAAACCTTATCTCCTTCTCTTACATATTCCAACATGGTCTGCAACTGAGGACGGTCCATTGTCTTTGCTGAAACAGTATCCACAAATCTTTTGTCCAGCTGGATGCCTTCTAATTGTCTATCTGGATTTTGATCTATTGAGCTTACTCTTATATATCCTATTCGCTTTCCATTCATATTCTACCTTTATATGTGAATTTTATAAGATGAACAAGTTTTTAGTCAAACAAAACACAGAATCACCTCAAATAAAAATAAATTGTTTATCCCTTAGGGGATACCCTGATTTAACATAGTTGTTGAGAAATTTTCTTCAATGCGTTACATTGTTTCTTAAAAAAGAGGTGTATATGCAAGATTTAGTAATCCATCAATCGTTAGACTACAGCAAATTTAGTTTTGTAGTAGGTAACAGGCAGATCAACGAAGAAAAGGTGAAAGAGTATGTAGAGATGCTAGAAAAAGGCTATTCACATGATGAATGTCCCATTCTTGTTACGAAGAAAATGGAGATTCTGGATGGGCAGCACAGATTTTTGGCCGCAAAGCAAAAAAACCTTCCTATTTTCTACCTCATATCCAAGAAAACAGCAGAAAGCGATGCCATGATCGACATAAATCGCTCTTCCAACAACTGGAAGATCGAAGATTACGTGTTGTCTTATGCGAAAAGAGGAAACGAAAATTACCAAAAGTTGAAAGAATTCTGTCACAAAAACAAAATCTCATATGGGCTGGGGGTAATTTGCAGCGGATATTCACGCAAAAAACTTAAAAATTTGATCATAGATAATCAATTTGTTTACAACGAGGCGCTATGCAACGAGGCGCAAAAATCTATCGAGAATTACCGCGCCCTTTTGTCTAAGACCATCTTTTTGGCTGAGAAAAATATATACCTTATTTTTGCTTCATATAGCTTTCTAGAAGCCATTCTAGTCGCAAAATCTAAAACACAGAATTTTTTTGAAGTTTTGTTCGAAAATAGAAATCTGATCAAACATTCATCCGGCTTTAAAAACTATGTCGCACAGTTCGTTGCTTTGGGAATTTGCGCGAATGACTGAGGAGACACCGGAGGAGAGAAAGAAAAGGATGAATCGTGAGAAAGCCCGCAAGTGGCGCGAGGCCAATCGTGAGAAGGCCCGTGAGACAGTCCGCAAGTGGCGTGAAGCTAATCTAGAGAAGGCTCGTGAGAGTTGCCGCAAGTGGGCAAAAGATAACCCAGAAAAGCATCGTGAGCAATCCCGCAAGTGGCGTGAAGACAATAGAGAAAAGGCTCTTGAGAAAGCCCGCAAGTGGCGCGAGGCCAACCGTGAGAAGGCCCGTGAGCAAGCCCGCAAGTGGCGCGAAGCTAATCGAGAGAAGGCCTGTGAGCGAGCCCGCAAGTGGCGCGAAGCTAATCGAGATAAGCTCTGTGAGCAAGCCGGAGAGCGATACCGAAAGAAGCAAAGCGAAAAACTACTAAGAGAGCTCGAAGGCTTTAATGACTGAGGAGTTCGCTCTTTTTTAAGGAGCGATCAGAAAACTACGTTCTTCAATATCCAAGTTGGAATATAGCTATGCTGGCATATCCAGTAGACTATATAGAGCCATGAGCAAATCATGTGAAAAACACACCACCAAAATTGATGATTGACCGTCCAAGATAGAACACCAGCAATAACCCATCCTGGGATTAGATAGCTATTGCATATCCATTGCTTTTTCATAGTTTCCCTCTCTAACCACATCAAACAAAACATTAGCATATAAAATCAACGTATTATAAAGGGGAAGTAACTATCGAGGCTTTTCCTTTTGGGCTCTTATCAAGTATCTGGTTACTCTACAGGGAACTATGTCGATCCCACTGATTCTGGATCGAAATATCTCAAGCAGAGAAAAGATGACTTCTATCGCACTCATTATCCTGCAAATGCCTCCATGTGGCAGCAAGGATCTATCGACACTCGATTTAAAGCGGGTGATCAGTCTCTCTATTCGATGGTCTATGGGGATAACAACTATTTTCAGGCTCGCAGATTCTTTTTCAATCTGATCAAGCGCCAAGTCAATATGATTTGCGGCTACCAAAGAAAAAACCGAAAATCTACTATCACCATGCCGACTCAAGCGGCTATCGATCCTCTAGTGGACGATTACAATAAATGCCTAAAATGGAGCGAAGATCGCGATGGATTCCAAGAATACTTATCCCAAGCTTTTGAGGGGGCTGTTACAACTGGTATTTCTCTCTTGCATCTCTACCCTAGTTATGTTCTTGATCCTATCAGCGGCGATCTTTTTACCGATCAGGTTGCTTATTGCAATTTTTTAATTGATAGCTATTTCCGCAAACAAGACCTAAGTGACTGCAATGGGATCTGGAGGAGAAGATGGGTCACTAAACCATACGCAAAACTTCTCTTGCCTGGGTATGCATCTGAAATAGATAAGATGCAGCTATCAGGAATGAAAGACGGAAGATTCCCTCTTCAGGCAGAGCTCATCAATCTCGATACCAACAAATTGATCCCTTACGATGAGTTCAACTACCGAAGCACAAGGCGAGGGAAACTCATCATCGATCCAAAATCGGGAGAATCCGTTGAGTGGGAAGAGTTAGAAGATAAAGATGATGATGAAGCCGAGCTGAAGTATGTGATGCAAAAACAGCCATGGCTTAGAGTCAAAGAGACGGAGATCCCAACCGTTAAGGTCTGCATCTCTTTAGGAGATAAGTTAGTCTATGACGGTCCTAACCTTCTAAATATTGATTCTTATCCTTATGTGCCTGCTCTCTGTTACCACGAGCCGGATATTCAAAGCTACATGTGGAAAGTGACAGGAGTAGTAAGAAATCTTAGAGATGTAAATTATCTTTATAACATGAGAAAGGTTATAGAGATGGATATCCTGCAGAGTCAAATAAATTCTGGGGTGGTTTATCCGGTCGATGCCGTGGTAGATCCAAAGTGCTTTAGACAAACCGGCCAAGGCTATCTTGTGCCATTAAAAGCGGGGCATACAAAAGATGAAATACAGTTTATCACTCCTCCCTCGATTCCTCAATCGATTATGGAATTATCTCGCTCACTGGCAGAAGACCTCACAAGGATCTCTGGGGTCAATGAAGAGCTTTTGGGATCGGCGCAAGATGATAAAGCTGGCATCTTGTCGATGCTGCGGCAAGGTGCAGGGCTTGTCACCCTTCAAACCATATTTGACAAGCTCGACTACACACAACGTCTCTATGGCAAGATTCGCCTGCAAGCCATGCGAAAAAACTTCTCCAAAGGAAAAATACAAAGCATCCTTGGAAGAGAGCCCGATCAACGCTTCTTTACCTCTCACAGCCTTAAATATTCGATAGCGGTCGAAGAGGGCAACTACTCCACCACTCAAAGGCAAATGGAGCTGCAACAGCTTCTTCATTTCCGGGAGCTAGGAATGCCGATTGCTGACAAGTCTATTCTAGAAGCAGCCTTTATCACCAATAAAAAGCAGGTGATCCAAGACATGCAAGCCCAAGCTCAAGCCCAACAAGAGGCTCAAGCTAAGCAAGCCCAGCAGCAAGCCGAAGTGGACCGCTCTAAGGTGATGAGCTCCTACGCTAAAGCAAGACTCGACTTAGCATCTGAGAAAGAAAAGCTTGCCAAAGTGGATGAAGATAGAGCCACAGCAGAACATCGACGGGCTGAATCCGATCTAAACTTAGTCAAGATGATGGTAGAGCTAGAGGGCAATGACCTAGAGGTTATGCGCAATAGCTTTGAACTTGCTCAACAAATCAAATTGGGCAATACAGCAATTAACGAACAACAAAAAGCAATTGGAGATTGATTATGAAAAAAGGGAAAGGAAATGCAGGAATGCCTAAAGAGCACTATGAGAAAGGCGAAGGTAAATTAGGACATACTTCTAATTTGCGCTATGCAGAATCCGAAATGGGCAACCCACAAGAGCTCGATCGCAGAAATTCTGGCCTTGCATCCTATGTTAAAAGCAAAAAATCAAAACAGAGCTAATCGTGAAGATTAAGAAGTACGACCATAGTCAAGAGAAAAGACACTGGGAGAAAGAATACAAAGGCACTCCCGTGGGCAACCAGAAAAAATCGGGCATCCGAGCTTTTGACCCTATGAAGAGCAAAGATCGCCCTCATACTCATGAAAAAGTAAACGAGACGGATCATTGATGCAAAACTATATTGATGTTGGTACGAGAGTTTCTGTAGTAGAGGCAAAAAAGATCATCGCTTACATGCAAGATCAGATAGAAGAGATCTTAAGGCAGAGAAAAGAACGCAAAACCGCCTTGAAGCGAAAAGCCAGAGAAAAAAAGAAGAAGCTGAAGAGGTAAAAGTTAAATTAAATGAAATCATTAAAGAAAAAAGTACATAGTCACATAGCCGCAGAAAAAAAAGAAATTAAAAGGGGTAATGCTGCTATGTCATATTCCATGGAAGGGAAAAAAATACCAAAAAAATATGAGAAAAAAAATACTCAGGAAAGAACAAAACGAGTTAATGAACTTTTTACAAAAACTAAGACAAAAAAAATAGCTCAAAAACATTTTAAATAATGGGGCGAGAATTTGTCAGAGCGAAAAACCGCAGGCGAGCTGTCACTAGCAGCCGCCCGCGACTCGACGCGCTATGATCTTCTTGAGGTTGGCGAAGCTCTAACTAACGACCTCCTCGATCAGATCTGGGCCTGCATCGATAAACATCATAGTATCATTGATGAGCCTGAATTTTGCATCGTTTTTATAAGAGCGAAAGACTCTCTTATTAGAAACGTCATGCGAAGAAAGTTCTACGCTTGGCCCTACCTGCCATCCCCTCGCCCGGAGCAGGCGGTTTTTCATTATAACAAGGTCAATGACGATATCTGCCGCCTCTGGTCTCTCCCTTCCGCGAAGGTGATGGCCGTTCTATCAGAGATGACTTATGTCGCAAAGCCTTGGAAACAGACAAAGGCGTGGTGCGATGCGTTCTACGCGGGTAGGTTCTACGAGCATATCAGAGCGGAACATCGCATCACCCTTCTTTCAGAGAGTGAATACCTAAATGCTAATCGCGAAAAACTCATCCAGGCGGGATGTAAGCAGGTCGATGCGACGTTTACCAAGCCCTTTGATTTCGGAAAGGTCTCTTCCCATCAGCTCATAGACCCTTTCGATCCCCTGCTTCCTAAGCAAAGTCTCGAAGGAGAGAGGCAAACACAAAACGCCAATAGGAACATTTGCGCCTAAAAAAGCAAGTATCTGACGGTAATGTTGGAAGTCTACTTTTAGCCGCTCATTTACCAAGCTTTGATCGATATTTTCAGAATTTTCCATAAACAAAGGATTTTAATTTATGACAGTTCAGCCTACTGATTCCCAACTACCACAAAAAGAAAAAATCGAACAACCAAAAGTAGAAAAAGAAGCACAAACACAACAAGTAGCTTCAGCATCAGCAGCTCCAGTAGAGGAAAATAAGGATGAACGCAACTGGAAGAGATTCAGAGAAGAGAGAGAAAAAGAGAGAAAAGCTCTAGAGGATGAAAAAAGACGCAGAGAAGAGTCTGAAAAGCAAGCAGCTGCTCTAAAAGCTGCTTTAGAGGCGATTGCTAATAAACCGGCCTCTCAGATCATTCAATCGGATGTTGAAGAAACGGAAGAAGAGAAGATCCAAAGGGCTGTAAATAAAGCTATTCTCGAGGCAGAAAGACGTAGAATAGAAGAGCAGCAAAAACGAGAACAACAAGAGCTGCCATACAAATTAAATCAAACATTTCAAAACTTCAATGAAGTCTGTTCGGATGAAAATCTAGACTACCTTCAGTACCATTATCCAGAAGTCTATAATACTTTCAAGACAGCGCCAGATTCTTTTGAAAAATGGGGGAACGTCTACAAGGCCATCAAGAGATTTGTTCCTAATACGGATAGCAGACGAGAAGAGAAGAAGATCGAACAGAACATGAAAAAACCGCAGAGTATGTCAATCCCAGGCATAACCCCTACGACCGATTCGATCCCCTATAAGATCGATGAAAAAAGAAGAGCCGACAACTGGGCTAGGATGCAACGCACCTTAAAAGGCGGTAAAGTCTAAAAAGGGGGATTTCCCCCTTTCTATTAATCTGGCAGAGTCACAAGGAGCCCTTTTTGCCCATTGTGATTGAACTTATCAAACTTGCAAGATGTATGATCTTGCCTTGGTGCATGTCCCAAACTGGGAATGTTGATCCTTCTCGTCTTTGCTCCTTTCGGGGCTGCAAATGAAAGGGTATTAGCCTCTTCTTGCTTTCCCGAAAGAAATAGGATCTTCTTAGGATCTTGTTTGTCAAATAGAACCTTCACTCTCTTGGTATCTGCATCTGAAAAAAGAGAGACAACATCAGAGGAAAGGGAAAAGAGAAGGCGCATTTTCCCACTTGTTTTGTGTTTTACTGTGACAAACACAGAGTTCTTTCTTTCTTTGCTTCCAGTTTCAGGTATGTACTGCTCAAATGCCATATTCTATTCTCCGTTGTTTATTGGAGCATAGATACTAATCTTTTGACAATTAATTCCGCAACATATAACGAGAAATTTAGCGTTTAAGGGATTCGCTATCCCTGTCCTTAGGTTGTATGCGGACTCACCCCCGTGGCTGATTTATTAGCTTGCAATCGCCAGCAGGCAGAAATGAATTAACTATAGGGGAAACTACAAATGTCCACAGGCATTACCAATACATTCAACATGGCCCCAGAGCTCCCCTTGCAATTCAGCGAGGATTTGCTCTCTACGCCAATGTTCAACTTAATTCACTCTTTTGGATCGGATCTTCACTATGCTGAAGCTCATATTGGAAAAACAACCAGGATGTCCCGATACGAAAGGCTTTCTACCGATGGCGGTCAATTAGACGGTTCAGGTATCGATCCGGCACCAGAAGTTGTAGTAAGAACTGACATCGATGCAACGATGGAAATATATGCTAAGACGGTCGTTGTAAACGAGCAACTCACATTGTACGAAAACGACAAAGTGCTTACAAAATTTACTGCACTGTTAGGACAGTGGCTCCGTAGCCAATTTTTTGCGGAGAATAAATCTTCTTTAATTGACTTGGACATCCTCGCTGCTTAATTTTTAAGCAGAAGGACAACAAGGGGCAAGATTATGAATATGTGGGAAAAATGCGCATGGTGTGGAAATTATAATCCAAATATCACTTTGGACATTAACGGAAACATCGTTGAAGTTAGACCATGTAATAAATGTAATCAGCCTGAACGACTAAATAAGAAGACCTCGGAAGAGGATGCGATAGTCTGAACATCATAGAAATATGATGAGGGTGACTCGAAGAAGTTGCCCCGCCTAGAAAACTAGGTCAAAAAGAATTTAAAAAATTCTTAGTAACAGAATGGAAAAAGAGGATCTCCTAATGAGAGACCTCTATGCAAGCTCAGTAAGTTACCTAAACTGCGTAGGGGGATTGAACGGGCAACAGCCTAGTGAAATTTCTCGTAATGATATTAACAACATCGAACGTATCCTATTAGGAAACGATGCACGAACAATGCTTGAAAGCGTAGATGCTATGGATAAGTATTCTACAGCTCCAACAAGAGACGCATTCATTGCTCTAGCTTCGACGGATATTACTCCAGACCTTCAAAACGTTCAGGGTGTAATTCTTAAAAATGCTTACCCACAACAAGAAGGTTTAAGACCTGAAGAGTATTGCTCTGTCAGCCGTTTTAGATTCTTCACAAGTTCTAAAGCAAACAAGATCCCCGGAGCTTCTCAACCAAGCGGACAAACTGTTTATACAGTTCCTATGTATGGGCTAGAAGCCGTAGCTAAGATCGAACAGAACAACTACAGCGCAACACTTGGATATAGACCTCCATACGTTGTTTCTTCTGTAGCACAAAACAGCCAACTGTATGCTAAGTTTGCTATCGCAAGAGCGATCACTAACCAGAACTGGTTGAGCGGACTTAACTGCACACAAAGACTCTAAGAGGTAAATTATGGCTTTCACAATCGTTACACAAGGTTCTTTTACCTCCGCTGGTGTCGGAGTTAAGATTCCTCTTCCTTCATCTGTTGACTATTTCAAAACATTTAACCTGACGCAAATGGCTGCTAACCCAAACCCAGGCGTGGGAGTGATGTTTGAATGGTTTGGCAACGGCCTCATCGCAGCTGACGGAGCTATGGAGTATTCTAAAACAAACTCCACAAATGCCCTAAACTTGGACCTGATCACATCCGGCGGTTTCACTTATGTGACAACCAACCCTTATGTAGAGGCCCAATCCGCTAACGCGATTACTGGCATCACTGCTGCAAGCCCTGCGGTCGTGACCCAAACGAATACCTATTCTGAAGGGGATTTTGTCCGGATCTATAACACAACAGGAATGAAGCAGATCGGCGGCATGGTCTTCCAAATCAGCTCAGTTTCTGGCTCAGGATATACTCTGACTGGACTGAGAGCTTCTGGCTTTGCTGCTCCTGGCACTGCCGGATACACACGCCGTGTTTCTAAAGCAGCGGCTGTAGATCCCGAGTTCCTCTATGTGACAGAGATCACACAGGCATCTAGCGCAGTAGTTCGTACCTCTGTAGACCCAACCGCTTTTTATGTCGTCGGCATGAAAGTACGCTTTAGCGTTCCTTCTAGCTTCGGCATGACTCAAATGGATGGTTTGACAGGGACGATCACCGCCCTCTCTTCTACAAACTATACGATGACTGTCGATATCGACAGCACCGCATTCACTGCCTTTGCTTTCCCTGCTTCTACAGCATCCCCAACGGCTGTCCTTTTTGCGACCGTTGCCCCTGCTGGAGCTAGCACAAAGCAGAACCAGACGACCGGAGTGTATACGGGCTACAACTTCACAACGCAGCCATTCCACACAGGTCAGATCACTCCCTATATGTTCTTGGCAGCAGGTGCTAACTCTCCTGCCGGAGCTACAAGCGATGTGATCGTTTGGCAAGCATATAAGATGGAGCAGACCTTTTACTCCTAATTTAAAGGGGGAGATCTCTCCCCTTTTTCATTAAGCGTACAAGGAGTGTGATGTCTGCAAATACATATCTACCAATATCTCCTGTTGCTCCGCCATATTTGCTCATTTCGAACATCACGCGCACGAATCCGATGGTTGTTACGGTCTCTACAACCAATAGCTACATTGTAGGGCAAGTGGTTCATCTGACGGTTCCCTATGCCTATGGGATGATCCAAGCAGACCAACTGAACGCGAAGATCATAGCCGTGAATGGGGCGGATTTTAGCCTAAATGTAGACGCAACGCAATTCGATGCGTTTGTTACGCCATCTGGCGCAGTAGTGAAGCCTGCCTCTCTATCTCCTGCAGGTTCACAGAATATTTATAACTTTACCTACGTTCCCTTCCATAGCGAAGACGGATCGGCAGGAAACTAAAGGGAAAAAGCATGTCTTTAACAATGGTCACATCTTGGGGCGAAGAACACGGTCTCATCAAAGAAGTAGCAAATTCAGTGCCTGATCGAGGCTTTGAGCGCTTTGCAGAAAAAGATCGCGTCAAAATGGAAAAGCAGAAGAAGGAAGACGGTCGCATGGTTTGGGTGAAATACATCAATTACCAAGGATCGAATGAAAGACTCACTGCCCCCTATATGAAATGGGCCGGAGAGACCATCAAAACGTATCATTTGATACCAAACCATGAGTATCTATTGCCCATGGGATTTGTGGATCAGGTCAATGGCAATCCAGGGCTTGCTAACAGAAGCGAGAAGATCGTTGGCGAAAAAGTGCAAGCTAAAGATGGCCGCCCTCAAAAAGTCCATGAGCTGATCTTGATCGCACAACCTAAAACGGCGGCTGCGTGAGCACTGTAACGCCTGCTGACTCTACCTATGCGGCGATTGAACAGAAGGTGAGGTACTTGACTGCCTCGCCTTCTCAATCTCAACTATCTAGCTCCGATATCCAGAAGAGAGTCAACGTATTTTATATCCAAGATTTTCCATGCGCCATCAAACTAGATGTGCTTCGAAGCGTCTATACTTTTTACACCGCTCCTTATATCGACAGATACCCTGTCAATGTGAACTATATGCAAGGGTTTCGAGAGCCTTGCTATGTGGATGGCATTCGAGCTTTTTTCTATAAAGACCGCTCTCAGTTTTTCAATCTCTTCCCTAAATGGCCTACGCTCTCTTATCCCATTACCGGCGATGGTTCCACCCAGTCATTTTCTTTTACTTCTCCCAATGTTCCCTTTTTAAGAAATGCAGTGACTCTAGGAGGTACCGACACAACGGGCGCGCCGATCCAATGCGCTGACGATGGCAATGGCAATATCCAATACCTTTATCCAAATCCTCAAATTTCCGTTCCAGTTCAGACGACTAATCCAGCCGTGCCGGGCATGTACAACCTGAACACTGCAAATCCAGGGCTTCTCAATCCGACCAATATAGGCACTGTGAACTATGTGACTGGCGCTTTTTCAGTCGACTTTTCAACGGTCAACGTCACACCAGCCTCAGGACAAAGAATGAATCTCTTCGTCTCCTGGTATACGACGGCAAGACCCTACGCTATGATGTTTTGGAATAACGAAATCTATATCCGTCCTGTTCCAAGGCTTGTGCATCGCTGTACTGTTGAGACATACCTAACTCCGGTACAATTCATGCTGACTACCAACCATCCGATTTTAGACCAATTCTGGCAGTACTTGGCCTATGGCACTGCGATCGAAATCCTAAGAGATCGCCAGGACATGGAAGGCGTGCAAAATCTCATGGAGGGTTTCCAAAGACAAGAAGCTCTCGTCTTAGAAAGACAGGCCACAGAAGAGATTGGCCAACGCAATAGTACGATTTTTTCTTCAACACAACAAACGCAAGGGTGGAATCAGCCTTGGGGATGGACCTATTAATGGCAAAAGAATCGAAAGCAGCGCAAAAGAAAGTCAAAAAAGTAATGCACGAAATGAAGGCTGGCAAATTGCATAGCGGCTCTAAGAAGGGGCCTCTAGTTACTAACCCTAAGCAAGGCATTGCAATCGCTCTCTCAGAGGCTAGAAAAAGGGGCTTAAAAGTGCCCAAAAAGAAATAGGATGCGATGGGTGGTTACAAACCTATTCATATTACCGGGAACACTCAAGGGCTCATCCAAAGCCGCGAAGAGTTCATCATTCCGCATGATGCTTATCCGGTTTTGCAAAATGCTTTTGTCTGGCGAGAAAGGGTCTTAAGAAAGCAGGGCAACCAATTCGTCGGCAGGCTAAGAAGATTTTTCTCTTCTAGATCCCAAGGCAATAGCGGCGTTACCCCATGGACGTTTAGCCTTTATTCTTCTATCACCACTGCTGCTGCAGAAACCAATAAAGAAATTGAGCCTGGATCGGTCTCCATAACCTTCGCAGGCATTACTTTCGAAGACCAGGGAGATGGGACTCTTGACAGTACAACCCCTAACAATAGCGGCACAATCGACTACATGACAGGATCGGTCACTTTGACCCATACCGCTGGATCAGGTCATCCAGCCGTGGCCGATTTTGGCTATTTCCCCGCTCTTCCCTGCATGGGGGTGAGAATGCAAGAAACGGCTTCTCTTATCACAGAGGCTACTATCTTTTTCGACACGGTCTACGCTTATAAAAACAATGGGACCGCCTTCCAAGAATTTATCCCAGGAACTACATGGAAAGGGGATGATTCAGATTTCTTTTTCTCAACTAATTATTGGTACAATGGGGCCAATAAACTCTTTTGGGTGACAAACTTTTCAGGCCCTTCAGGAGATCCGATCCGTTATACCGATGGATCTACTTGGACTGATTTTACTCCCCAGCTCGACAGTACGGGCTCTCCGCAACTACTCACCCAATCTCTTGCTCTCTTGCCATTTAGAGGGAGGCTGCTCGCTTTCAACACCTGGGAGGGTACAAGTCTAGCCGCCTCTTCGCAAAATGCGCAGCGAATCAGATGGTCGGTTATCGGGGACCCAACGAATGCTATGACCTCTTGGCTCACTACTCCTGGATCGGGGGGATATCTAGACATACCCACATCGGAGGCAATCACAGCGGTCGGATATGTGCGAGACAATCTCGTTATTTATTGTGAAAGATCCACTTGGCAGCTCCGCTATACGGGACGATCGATCCAGCCTTTCTTGGTAGAAAAAATCAATGCTGAACTCGGAGCCGCTAGCGCCTTTTCCGCTGTGCAGTTTGACACTTCCTTGGTCGGCATTGGAGATAAAGGCATTGTCCGGTGCGATAGTTACAAAAGTGAACGAATCGATCTCAAAATCCCCGATCTTGTTTTCACCTTTAATAACGACGCACAAGGGCCTCAAAGAGTCTGTGGATTTAGAGATTTTTACCAACGCATTGCCTATTGGATGTACCCCTACATCATCGAAGGGGGAACACCTATCCGATATCCGAACCGCCGTTTAATCTACAACTATGAAAACGATTCGTGGGGCATCTACATCGACCAGTTCACCGCTTTGGGGAACTTCCAGCCCCCCACTGGAATCTCTTGGGATACAGAGCCATCACCGGTTTGGGAAAGAGCTAATTTCGCTTGGAATATCAAAAACCCAAGCCAGCTAGAGGTAGCAGGAGGCAATCAGCAAGGATTTATTTCCTTACTCGACTATCAAACCATGAATGACCCCTCTCTTGCCATCACCAATATCACTGGAGGCACGACGGGAGTCATCATCACTATCCCAAACCACACTTTAGACGATGGACAGGTGATCCGCATCACAGGAATCATCGGAGATTTTTCCTCTTTAAACGACCAAAACTATGCGGTTTCTACTATCGATGAAAATACCGTCTATCTTCAGTCATATAGTGCAGATTCTAAAGACTTTACGCAGATTGTAGTAGTTCCTGTTGGCGCCTATATAGGAGGAGGACGTGTTGCTTTGAGAGACAACATGGTCGTACAGAGCAAAAAATTCAGCTTCATGGATGAGGGGCAAAATATCCAAGTGGGATATCTAGATCTATTATGCCCTGCAACTGAAAATGGCGCGGTCACTCTTTACGTTCTTTTGAACTATAATGAGACATCTCCCATCAACGTGCTCCCTGAAAATGTGATTCCTGCTACAGGCGATTCGGATTCATTTTTTAATACAACAGTCTCGACAAGCAATCCATCAGGGAATATAGCAGGAACTAAGTACATGCAAAGAGTTTATTGCCCTGTTAGGGGAACTTTCTTGACATTTGTTTGGGCCTACTCCCCAGAACAGATGAATGGTGCTGAATGCGAAGAAGATTTTCAAATTGATGCTCAAGTCTTGTGGATGAGACCAGCGGGAAGAATGACAAATAGTTAGAGGATTAGATGCCAATATACACGAGATCTCAACCAGTAGCAACAGATAAGCTTTCTACAAGTCAGCCTATTCTTAAAGACAATACGGACTCTTCAGATAATTCATTTGGAGTGGATCACTATCCATTTTCTAACCTAACTTCTAATAATGGAAAACACAAACAGGTTACAACTGTGGTTCAGGGAAGTGCTCCCACTACCTCAACAGATCCAATTTTATATTCCATCCAACCAGACGCGACCATTGGAGCCCTGCAATATTCAAAAGGGCCGTCAGATGCTCAGCCAACTCCTATAACACCACTCAGTAATTCATCTGGGCTTACAATAACTGCCGGATCAACACAGCAAATATTTAACTTTAATGGTGCCACATCTTGCTTTTTTACACTTTTTGCATGGGCCACATCTTTTGTCCCTACCTCCAGTTGGAGCACATCGACACAAAGTACATACTATTGGAACGGAACTATATTGAGGAATTTTGCCGTATGGACTCCTATTCCAGGATCTTTTTTGATCCCATCTGCCTCAGGGACAGCATTGAGATTAACGAATACCATTTTCCCAGGAGGCCCTAATACAACTTTAACGGGTGTATATTGGGTGATTAGATTCTTGAGGATCGGATGACCACTGGGACAAGTCAACAGTTTGAATCGTTCCTAGCTACCTATGATGCAGTCCCAGAACAGTGGGAAGATGCTAGAGCTTTTCTCACTGAGGAGATGAAAAAGATTGCAAATGCCGTAAATATCCGAGAGATCGGATGGATGCTCGCTAATCAAAATCTCAATGGGCAACAGTTTATCCCATCCAATGCCGATAACTTTCGATCTGTCTTCCGAATTGTGATTGATTGCGGAGCGCTTCCTAATGCTACAACCAAGAGCGTTGCACATGGCCTGACGGTCAATGCCAGCTTTACCCTTGTCCATTTGTATGGCGCGGCTACAAAAGCTACTGCGGCATTTGCCTCTTTACCGTTGCCCTATGCATCGCCCACATTGAACCAAAATATTTCAATCAATCTAGATTCCACCAATGTCAATATTACAACAGCGATTGATTACACTTCATACACAAGAACTTACGCAACCATAGAATATTTACTAGAGGCATAGCATGAGCTTTTTCACAGGAACACCAGGCGCTTTTAAGAGATTAGAGGGCGTACCCGCTGACACCTTTAGCACAGCAGCTAATTACTACAAGGGCCTTTTAGGTGACAACCCTTCCGATTTTGAATCCTTTGCCACCCCAGAAATGAGACGATTCAAACAGCAGATCTTGCCTGACATTGCAGAACAATTCGGAGGAGCTGGCGCTTTGTCGAGCAGCGGCTTTCAAAATGCAGCCTCTAACGCCGCTACCGATCTCTCTGAAAGGCTCGGCGCTCTTAGAGCAAGTCTTAGGCAGTCTGCTGCCCAAGGGCTGACAGACATAGGAAGCAGAGGCACCTATTATCAACAAGGCCAGCCAGGGCTTTTAGATTTCGCAGGGCCTGCCCTTGGATCTGTAGGATCGGCTTTTGCAGGCCCTGCTTTAGGCCGGCTTGGCAATGCGGCTGGGGATTGGTTTGTAAATCGGTTTAAAGGGTCCTCTGCGCCTCAACAAGATCAGGAGTTTCGCTAATTATGGTTATGTCGATCAATGATCCCTATTCGGGTAATATCTTCGGAAGGCTCGGCGCTGGCATAGCAAAAGGAGTCAGTGAAGAGCTTCCAAAAGCTGTACAGAGAGGCGCGACAGCAGCTACGTTAGAGAGACTGGGCAATCAAAAGGATCTCACTCCACTTCAGCAGATATCTGCTCTCATCGGAGAGGGCCAAATGAGCCCAGAATCTGCCGGGCAGTTGCTTCCATTAGTACAAAATGCTCAAAAAATCCAAGCGCTTGAAAAAAGGGCATCCTCTACACCTTCTGCTATAGATCAACAGAATAAGCCAGCCTCTTTACAGCCCATGGAAACGGGCTCTATGTCCTCTAAGAATCGCATCAGAACGGCAAAGGAAACCCTTTTAAAAGAGCCTTCCCAGCAAGATTTGGATAAGATGGCCAATCGCCTTCTCAAAGAGGGATCTGCTTTTTCTGTGGATGAAGCGATGAATCAAGCAAAAGAAAGGCTGTCTCAAACCAAGAAGTCTCAATTAGAGAATATCGACAGATTTAAAACTGACTTGAATAGCAGTGCAGCCAGGGTTTTACAGGGATCTGGCCTAAATGACTATAAAGACATAGAGGGAAGAATCACCCAAAACCAAATAGATTTAGGTGAAGCTGATATCGCAGAAGGGAAGAACCCTGCGGTAGTAGAGAAGGACCGAAGAGATCTATTGGAGAAGTTGGGAAGGGCCTCAACGCAAGTCAAAAAAACGGCCAACAAGTCTCTTTTCACCACTAGGCCCTCTCAGAAAATCAAAGAATGGAAAAGCCAAAAAGAGATTTTCGATAAAAACGGATATGGCAATGAGTTTATCGATCTAGTGGCAGCTCACCAAGGGATTACGCAAATGGAAGCAGCTCATGCAGTAGATCCTATCCAAAATAAAGCCCTTGAAAAAGAGCTCGAGGGTCTTGATTCGGTTCTCACAAAGCTGAAAACCAGAAACCCTTTCAAAGAAATCAATCAACTCAATGACAAATACACAAAAGCTGTCATCAGCCATATAAATCCAGGAGATAACCTGTTAGATGTGGCCTATCATTTCAGAAAAAGCGGACTAGATGCAAATCAACTCTTTGAATCGATCCGATCCGCAGAAAACGATAAGCCATTTTTAACCGAAGAGCAATTGTATCAACTAAACCAACCTGTGAAAAACGACTTTTATGGGGATCTACTTTTTGAGGCAAGATCGTGAATGAATCTAATTTATCAAAAATTTTAGGCGGTATTAAATATCTTCCTGCATCTGCCGGCATAAAAGTTTTAGAAAAGGTTCATCCTATGTTCAAGAACTACTTTTCTAAAGTGACAGCCTATGGTTTGGATGCGAGTAGAGCATTGGATTACCTATCTAGTAGATTTTCTAATTCTGGGGAATTTGAGCAATCCTTAGCCTCTAGGAATCCAGATCAGCTTCGATCCGATGAACGGATTGCAATGAATGAGATTGCAGCTAGCAAAGCGCCTGGCAAAGCTCTTAGAAATGTGGCAGCTCTAGGTACAGGTCTTTCATTAGGTTCTTCTCAAGAAGCCGTCCCTTCAGATCAAAATATAGCCAACCAGCAAGAACAAAAAACGCCCCCTTCATCTCCCTCGTCTAATTTCATAGCAAAACATCCTGAATTAGGCGCCTATCTAGATCAGCTCATCAAGTCTGGAATGGCCCCCGAGCAGGCCGCCGCACAAGCAAAAACTGTTAAAAAGCTGCAACCGATGATCCAGGATATAGAACAAAGCATAGGGCAAGATTTTGTGGATTTGATCTCTTCCCTTTTTTCTGGCTCTCAAGCAAAGCCATCTTTCAAAGAACCAAGCGGAGATACTGGCCAAGCCTTAAATGAGCTGAAAGCATTGATGCGCCAGTATTTTGAAAGGAAAAAAGGCCAATCATAGTGGAAGAAGACGCTCTGATTGATCGCATTTTAGAGCTGATGCTTACCCTAATCGAAAGTGGCGTAGAGCTTGACCAAGAACTCATTCAAAGTGTCTCTGCTATCTTAAAAGATGCCATCCAATCTTCTGAGGTTCAGGCTCAAGCCCCTTCTCCTCCCATTACGGACCCAACTACTCTTTTGTGGATATTATCTGGAGGAAACGAAGATGCTTTTGTAAATTATCTGCGTACTTATCCAGACCCTCAACTCAATACACTCCTTAAAAGCCCTCAGCAATTAGTAAGAGTGATCGATGAATTGAAAAGAAGCAATCCAATAGTCGATCTAACCAAACAAAATGCAGACGGCATACCTCACGGACCTCTACAAAGCTCCAATATCTATGGATTTAGATACGATCCAAAATCAGGGAAGCTATTAGTTAGATTCAATTCAGGTTCTGTCTATAGCTATGATGGAGTCCCCGCTGGAATATTTAAAGTGTTTGCAGATGGAGCAGTCCCGGCCAAAACAAGTGGTAAAAATAATTTCGGAAAATGGTGGGTTGGGAAAATCCCTAGCGCTGGAGCTTCCTTCTACGAAATGATAAGAAAGGGTGGATTCCCTTACCAAAGAATCAAATAAATGATATAGGAAATTTATGTCAGTAGGCTTTGTCTCACCAGATCCCCTCAATAACCTAACTAATACCACACAGCGACCTCTCATAATTAATGCGAA